CGTGACCTCAAGCATCATCGCAGGAGTCCACTCGACCGGCGTTTCGTCGATCTGAGTGCTAGGCTGAGGCTTTATTTCCTGATTTTCCACCTTTGTCGATTTTAGATTTGAGTTCGCGTATTTGCTGAGCACTCAGGATCGACAAAGCAGACCTAGCCTTTTCATTACTGTAGCCATAGTATTCTTTGACAATCATGAGGTCTTCAGTTTCCTGGGGTTTAATCCATTTGCTGAAGCGTTTATTCTTTCTCACCGTATTTATCAAAAACGAATACTGGAGAGGCTTATCTGCATGATGCAGACGATTCATCTCATTTGCCAATAGAACCGTATCAGAGAAATACGATAGCCCACGGTTCACCATGAAGCTATTGTAGGCGTTCTCGGATACAGAGTCAACCATTAGGTTCTCCTTGGAATGGTTGATGCTATTGAGATAGTCGAAGAAGTTCAAGCTTTAATGAAGTCCGCAAAGCATTCAGGCTGGATCCAAGCATACAGTCCTCTATCGTCCTGGACGTAGTAGTCAAACCGCGATTCCCCCGGGCCGAGAGCCACGGGATCCATATCGAGTATGGCATAGCGCTTTCCTACAGTGAGTTTACGATCCGCTGGCGCCATGATGCAAACCATGGATCCAAAGGCTTTGTGAGGGAGTGTGTTTGGCCAGTTCATTTCCATTCGATCGACGCCATCAGTTCGGTCATGCATGCAACCATGTTCAGCTCGTGATCTGCCACGAAGGCATCCTTGTACTGGTATTCTGCCAGAATGAGAACGACCTGAGGAACTGATTGAGGTTTTGCGTACTCGACCATGTTGTCAAATACCTTTCGGAAGATCGCAGCAGGTTCAGTGTCGATGTTGTTGGATACCCAGGCACGCATGGACTTGAAGTCCTTTTCCTTCAGGGACTTCATCAGGATCGAGATGTTGACGTCACTGAGGTTCGAGAGAAGACCGGTATCGATCTTCCCTGAAGAGCTGTAACGCTGACACTCGTTGATGATACGGCGCCAGTCAGGCGCGTGTTTCATAACGAGCTCGATCAGGACCTTATCGTCGAACTCAACCTTCTCAGTCTTCAGAATGTGAATTAGCCTCTTGTAGAACTTTGCTGCAACATCAACTAGCTGCTTCTTACTGGTGTTGAACTCGATGACAGCGCAACGAGAGTGCAACGGCTCAATGATTCGATTCTTGAAGTTGCATGTCAGGATGAACCGGCAATTGTTGGAGAACTCCTCGATGAATCCACGAAGGGCTGGCTGAGTCGACTGAGGATTCAGGTAGTCTGCCTCATCAAGAATGACTACCTTGTGGTTGTCACTCGTGAGTGAAACTGAGGAAGCAAACTGCTTGATCTTATTCCTGAGCGTGTCGATTCCTGATTCTTCAGATCCGTTGATCAGGATGTAGTCCAGATTCAGCTCGTTGCACAGCGCACGTGCCACCGTGGTTTTGCCAAGACCTGCAGTTCCGGTGAGAAGCATGTTGTGCAACTCGCCGGAGTCTACTACTCCCTGAAACGTTTTCTTCAGGTGTTCAGGTAGAACACAGTCAGAAATGGTGGTGGGCCGATACTTCTCGACCCACAGATGTTCACGAATCGAATCTGATTCCTTCATGGGGACAATCAAATCACGAAACGATGGTCTTGTAAATCGCCTTGATTTCTGATGCTTCGGATTCGAACTCGGAGACGCTCTGTTTGTGGTAGAGCTTCGCTACCTTGGACATCGTCTTCTTCGGAGTCTTGTACTTGTCCTCGAGTGCGTTCAGGATCTCCTTGATCTGTGAACGAGACGTCTCAATGTTGGTATACTCCTCAGAGATTTGGTCGAGTGCTTTACGGATCGCTGCGCGATCTTCAATGGATGTAGGGATGTTGCTCATGATAAAAATTGGTCAAAAAAGGCGCGTTCTTTACAGACTACGCGCCAAAAGTCCGATCGGATTTGCTATCCGTTAGCTCTTGGGGAGAGCGTCGCCTGGAACGGTTTCAACACCGGCGGCTGGAGCGGCGGCTCCACCCTGCTGATCCTTCGGGGTATTAGCCTTCAGGAACTCGACGAAACGAGTACGGAGCGTGCCGATGGCGGAGAGCTCAGGACCCTCGAATGCTCCGCGCTTGGAGCATACGTCGATCATTTGAACCACTGCGGCCAGATCGTTAAGACCGAGCTGCGGAGGAGTGTTGGTTTGACCCGCTTCAGGAGCGGTAGCGTTGGTTGTATCTGCTTGGTTTTCCATGTTTGTTTGTACCTAGGTTTGTTCGACTTCTTATGAACCGAACGTCGACTCTTTTTCAAGAGCGATCCAGTATTCAACCGGAATACTGGTGTTCTTGAAGTGGCTGATCAATTTAGAACTGAACGAGACCACGTAATCACCCGTCATCATTTTTAGGTGGCTGATGGGTATGATGAGCGAGAAGACCTTGGTGCAAGCATTCTTCTCGTCCACCACAATCGTGTATTTATTCGAACTTTTGTCCTTCGGATTGACAATGTTGGCTGAAATCCTGCCATTTTTCCCCTCAAGCTGAATCGAGCTGTGACCTAACACAGATGCTGCCTTCTTCAGGCGATTCATTGAATCTGACGTCAGGTTTAGAACCACCTCAGGTGCAGGCATGGATACTTTCCTCGTAGGTACCGTGAGAGTATCTAGCGCTGCATATCGGTACTCAATGGATGTGTTACCATCCCGAATAGTTACCGATGTCTTTCCGAACTCAAGCTGAGGTTGATCGACCAACGTAAGGATCGAGAGGAACTCGTTCAGGTCGTAGATGCCAAATTCCTGTGGCATCACCTCTGCGATATTAGCAGATCCCATCATGGTTTTTGCGTCCGAGACCGTATCTACGGTCGAGCCCTGCTTGAACAGCAGGTTCGGATTAATGGCCGCAAAGTTTTTGAGGATTTCGATTGTGTTTTGTGAAAGTACCATGATGGATAAAAGTGGATTGGCTGTAGGATTTTCGCCCTACAGCCAATGATGTAGCCTAGAACTTAGCGAAGGTTCTGAGCGCTACGAGCGGTGTCATAGCGGTACTTGAAGATACGGCGGCCGGTCTTCTTGTCCTTATGACGGTTGGTCCAGATGACGTGACCCTCGTCACGGAGCTGCGCTACGACTGCCGAAGGATTGGCAATCGCGAGACGACGCTCGATCTCGGTGATGGTGAACTCCTTGCCGTTAGCAAGGAACTTGATCATACGGGTCTTCTGGTTTGTGTTGGTCTTAGCCATGGTATTATGTTTTCAATGATCCATCTTTGGTTTGAGTTGCATGGTGCGGATCACTCACCATGCAACGATCCTAAACTATTTCCTGTTTTTGTAAACAGGATTTGCTGGGAATTAGGCGGTGGCTGCCGGAGCCGGCACTATGCCTTCCGTCGGTGCAGCTGACGGTTCGCGAACCGGCTGAACCATCGGATCGATCTTCGTGTACAGATCCAAGAATGCAGTCTTGGTGTCGAGATCGAAGCGACTGATGCACATCTGGACGGCCTTGAGGCGATCCTCAAAAATTCGAAAACTATGAGCGATGTGGCAAAGTCGCCGGGTGGAAATGACCTCGTCAACGCCATCATCGGCAAAAGTCTTGCGGATGACTTCGGCCCACGTGCAGAGCTTCTCTGCAAAGTCCTCGTCACGACGACCGAACTTCTCCATGTGGCGGAGAACGATCTTCTTCTCGGTGGCGAAGGTCGCATAGGGCTGCTCGATGGTGGCCACAAACCGCTCGAGAAATGCCTCATCGATGATGGTGGCAGCCACGAACCGGCCATCGTCAGAGCCCTTGCCCTTCGTGTTGGCCGTCGCGATAACATTGAACCCCGGAGACGGATGAATCACTTCACCGGTCTTCTTAATCAAAACAGGCTTGCCCTCAAGAACACCCTGCAAGCACATGATTTTGTTGGTCGCTCGATCGATCTCATCGACGAGTAAGATGGCGCCTCGTTCCATGGCCTTGATGACCGGACCTTTGGCAAACACCGTATCGCCGTTGAGAAGTCGGAAACCACCGATGAGGTCGTCTTCGTCTGTCTCCGGGGAAATTTGGACTCGGATGTACTCGCGGTCGAGCGAGGCGCAGGCCTGTTCGACCATCATGGTCTTGCCATTGCCTGACAAGCCAGCGATATAGATCGGATAGAAAGTTTTGGACTTGATGATCTGAGCCACGTCAGAATACGCACCCCACGGCACATAAGTCTCGTCCTGAAGGGGAACGTACGAGTCCTCGTTGATTGTCGAGGAGATCGCAGCCGAAAGCTTGAGGACGGGAGAAGCTACAGCCTGAGGCTTCGTGGGAAGCGGCTCGGTAGACTTCTTGATGACTCGAGTCAGGTCGTAAAGGCCACGAGAAACCTTGAACTCGTCACCAATCAGCTCGGCTGCACCCTTAAAACCGAAGCCTAGCTCTACGGCCACGTCATCGATTTGCTTACGGCGGAACTGAACTTGGTCAGGGTACTTCTCGGACAGAACCGAGATAATCTTGAGGGATATGTCTTTCATGATCTAAGAAGAAATCAAACTACGCAGACATTCTACACTATTTCGCGGCTCTCGTACACAGATTTGTTGCGGTATAAGTTGTTGGCGTTCTAACCACTTAGGCAACAGCCTCCGAGAACTTCGTGACAAAGATGCGGTTGGCCTTCTTGGCAGAGGAGAAGTTCTTGAACTGACGAGCGATCTTGCTGCGAGTCATGTCAGGCGTGATCTCTAGCTCTTCGTCCTCGATGTCGAGGTC